ATGAATATATATCCCAATATTTCAACTCCCCAGCAAATTCATTTCCCATCCGAAAATACAGATACCGTACAAAGTTCAAATCCAAACGATCATCCTATTTGTGGGGAGTTAATTGGTGCAGGCTCTACTGCTGAAGTATTTAAAGATGTAAATGATCCTACATTACTATTAAAAAAGTATGACCTAATAGGTATACCATATGATGAAGTACTGGATATGGCTAAACAAGAATCAACACTATTTAATGCTTTTTATGGCGATGATGCATCAATAGTTATACAACATGATGGTAATTTATATCTAAGAATGCTCAAAGTACCAGGAGTACCTCTTAGCGAGCTTGATACCGTAGATATTCCAGAAAACCTAGAAGAATTATACTTACAACTAATATGTAAACTAAATGAGTTAAAAATCATTCACTACGACCTTAATACAAGTAACATGTTATACGATAAAGAAACCAATAGCCTATTCCCTATTGATTTTCGTAACGCTTATAATGATTATTATTCAGCAAATACAGATGGCAGAAGAGTTATAGATAAGCGTCTACAAAATCGTGTAGATAATTTCTATGAATTCTTAGACAGAAAAAACCCGTAACTATTCAATGTTGAAATACTAGATCTAAGATAAAACTACACGTATAATTCTCTCCGCTTTCGTCCCTTAGCTCAGTTGGTTAGAGCAGTCGACTCATAATCGATTAGTCACAGGTTCAAGTCCAGTAGGGGGCAGTAAATTTTAGCTGTTAAATCAGCACATTAAGTCACTTATTAATAAGTGGCTTTTTTGTATCTGGTAGTCATTGCCCCTTTTTTGTCCCCTGAGATTTTTTACTGCCCCTGATTTTTTCGTGACATGTCACGACGACTTTTATTTTTTCAAAAGTATGTCACACTAATTTCCCCGAATATTTTTGTAACTCATTTCAGTTTTTTATTTTCTCTCAAACCGCATGGTTGCTGACTTTCTGAAATTACACGGCTAATTTCATGATCCAACGGAACCCACGAAAAATAGAGATTTCTTTTATTTTTCATTACGTTGCGTTTTTATCGCGATCTATTTCGTGATCTAAAAACTGAAATCTATTGAAATTCTTTTCACGCATTTCAGTTTAAGATTTACGTCAACTCTCTAGTACTGGCGCGGCTTGGCGATATGGTTTGTAGAATTTTAAAACTGAAATAATTTTATGATCCAAAACGCGCAGGCGGGTGCGGTGTAGTTCGGTTTACGTGGTGAAATCGTTTATTTCGTGGGGTGTATGATTCACCAGTGGAATACAACAGACATGGTCCAGATTGAGTGACGCGTTTCGCTATATGGTTATTTATACGCTTAGAATGGTGCTTAGACGGTTTTATGGCGGGAATAAAAAAGCCCACAAGATGTGGGCAAAGAATGGACGATAACTTTATTGACCAATGATAGGCGAATATTTATTTTTCAAACTAGCTGACTTGGTACCAGTACCTTTAATTGCTGCTGAGTTAGTTGGTGATCCGGTGTTACTGTGATTATGGTTAGCCGTAAGCTCAGCTAGTTCACTCACCACATCTAACGTATCTAACATGAGTTGCGCTACATTGATTTGCAGGCTTCCTATCCAAACTACAGGCGCAATGATCTGTTGTTGTGCCCCTGCGATGCTTTGCTTTATCTGCCCAACTTTCTCTATGAGCTTTTGACCAATCTCGACAGTAGCGCTTTGCCCCACATCAATGGTCATATCTTTTTCAACACTTGCAACATAGTTTGCTGATGTGGCAATAGAATAGTCCCCCTCAGATAATTGCTGGATTGCACCTGCTAATACTTTTCTGGTGCCTAGAACGGTTAACGTGTCTGTGGCTTGTACTGTTGTTTCCCGTGCAACTAACTCGCGTTGTTCTTTATCCGCTTTAATCGTGCGTAGCATTGATGACTCATTGATACTTTGGTCTGTTTCACGGTTCCAACTACCGTCGGGCGTTACACGCTGAAAAACTTCTTTTCGTTGCTGCTGCAATTGCTCCTCTGGTTGGATATCTGGTAGCGTATTATTTTGACTTAGTGTTTGCCTAATAAACGGTTTATCTGGTCTTCCCCCTTCAAACGCAATCTCGACCAGTGAGCCTTCAGGAGGAAACTGGAACAATCCGCTTTCAGTTCCCGCCATGGGTAATGGTAATGGCACCGCTTTATAAATGGGCGCGGCGGACTCATTGCCGTCACTATCAAGTAACTGCACATCTACCGCATACTTAGGTCTGAAAGGATCAGATATATCCCCCGCGTTCACTGATTCGCTTGGCGAGACAATTCTGGCAAATTTCGGTAAATGTAAGCCTGCGGACAATTCAGGATAGGCTTTATCCATTTGATTTTTAATCGGACTTTTATTTTCAGCCTTGCCCGTTAATGGATTTTTAACTTCCCAATGCAATGTGATGTCGTCATTTTCTATCTGAATTTTATTAATACGCTTATCGTTGACCACGGTGCCTGCTCGTAAAGCAGGGATTAACGGGTAAGTGGCACTATTGCCTGCGGATTGTTTCTTTGAAAATTCAGTGGGTATTTGATGATTATCATCTTTAAACATTGAATCAACCCAACTTCCGGTAAAGACTTTACCATCAGGCAGTTGATACCACACATAATCAGGAATACTAAAAACAGTCCCTAAATTGGCTAATAACTGAAATCCCGTGCCGTTATGCGTAAAGTGTGGAATTGGCGTATTAATATATTTCGCATCGGGCAAAATAAACGTCAACCCGCTATTTTCTTGCAGATAATCTGTAATGATTTTTAGTGTAGGGTGCTGGAAAGAGCATGGCCACATTTTATCAAACACCGCCACTAACTCCCGAACAAATAACTTTTGAAAGCCGTTATCAGCAGGTTGTGAGCGTTCAACATATCCCGTGAAATAGCGATATAATGAATCCGTGTAGCCAGTATCAAACCGAACTAATTTTCCGGTGTAATCAGCTTCCGTTTCTACCGTTAAAAAGCCACGCCCACAGGCTGATAATTCAAGCATGATTTTAGCGTCAACAATATGCACCTCATCATTGGACAAATAGCATCGACTAATGGGCTTCATGAGTTCCCCCAATCATCAATGGGTTTTAATACCGTCCGTTCAAACCACGTTAATTCATCTTTTTCTTCTGTAGATGCTGCAATAGTGGCTTTAGGATTGCCTGTTTGTTTTTTGGCTTGTACTTGACTGGCGGCTCGAATGTCTTTTTTCTCCGAAACAGACAAATGTTCTCTTAATGTAAAAGTGATTTGCCACGCCATTTGACCGTCGATTTCGCTCGCGTCAATATTTCCAGTAAAGGTGCCGAGACGAAAATTAATCGCTTTGGCGGTGTGATTGGCAACTCGATAACGTTTTAATTTGCCATTCTCTTTGGCTTCAGCAAGGGCAAATAAGCGAGTTAATACTTTATGGTCAGTGAAATTAATCACGCCCGTAACTCGCAGTTCTTTGGGCTTGATACCTTGTTCAGCAACGGCTGTACTGGAGGTTTGTCCTGACTGATCTTTATCTTGGAATTGCACCGATGGGTTAACTTTAATATTTTTTAACGGGATGGCTTCACCATCAAGCGCGAATGTGATTGTTTGATTTTGAGGTGTTGATTGGTTTTGCGGGTTCATGAAGCATTCCCTTTAATGATGATAGTTCGCTTCCTGCGAACAGTGTTGCTAATGTCAAAATTGCATCTGGTTCAGGGATTTTTTTTTGCAAGTGTTCCGCAAGATAATCCCCGGAACCAAATCCAGTAAAACTCCAAATAATGGTGGATTTTCCTAATAAGTCGGTAAGCTTATTGCCAATGTCCTTAAGCGTGTTTTCTCTCGTGGACTTAAATCTAGACATTGCTGATTTCATGGCTTCGATGGTGCTTACACTTCCCGCACTGTTTTTGGCATGCTCTATCAATTGGGCATTCATTGTGGCTCGACTATTGGCTGTTGATAGAGTGCGTGGTTTAGGTAACCCTCCAAATTGAGCTCCCGGTAACTGCATTTTTGTTACTTGCAAGTTTGCCGCCGTTTTTGCCATACGCTCAACTTGAGCAAAAACAGGCAATGGAAATACAGCCGAGAATAGCTGTAATAAATTCATGAATTCGACCTGCGTTTTCGCGCAAACCATCATGACAACAATGTCTATTTCTCCTGCACCAACGAGTTTTTGGGCTATGTATTTAATCGCATTGGTTGGGCTTAAATAGCTACCAGCCTCTGTTCTTTGTCCCAGCCCATAGACAAAGGGATGTGCTTGCACCATAGAGCACGTTGTCCCCGACATTGTCGGAGACATTTTCATTACGGATTTACGCCATGTTGGGTGTATTAAGGTTTCAGCGGCCATTCGATATCCGGAGCAGTTGATGTATCGACACGATTTAACAAGACTCGATATTTTTTCCATTCAATTAATTGTCGTTCATCCGTATCATCACCAAGACCAACATCAAGAGCATCTTTCAGATAGTTTATTGTGTTATTCGCTTCATCAATTCTTGATATCTTTTCGTTTTCAGCTTGAGCGACCCAGTGTGCTTTTTGTACTGTTTTATTAAGAACCCACTTTTTACCGTTCCAAACATCAAATTCTGTCTTTGGCTCTAACATTGTCAGTGTNATGGGTAATTCACCGATAAAATCAATATGAATTTGTTGGCGATTTTCTGTTTGATAGGCAATATGACCTCGATAATCAACCTGATATTCCCATTGGTTAGACTCCGCATTAAAAATAACGGCATACCCTTTTTTAGGCTCAATTGGCGGTATTGTTGTGCAATAGGGGATTAATTGTGTATTTTCATCAATGTAACCATCTGATTCACTGATAAATTCGTGCGTGTCACTTGTGTAGTTATATATTTTCAACATCGGCATATTATTATCCTTAACTTACTCGATACCATCCCATCAGCATAATGTAGGCATTGGTTACATTGATGGCTGAACTACTCCCTTTACTTTCGGTCGTTCCTGATACCGTATGGCTATGTGCTCCAATCGCAACTGTGTGTGCGTGGTTTCCCGCAGAATGCATCCCATTAATAGTTCTTGTATTACCATTCCCCCGACCAAAGTTAGAACCGCCAGAACCCGAATCTTCACCATTCACACCATGAGTATGAGCTCCTGTCGTATTTGTTGACTTTGTTCCATAATCGAAACTGCTTGTTGTCGCGGAGAAGCTGTGATTGTGTGCAGGTAGTTGGGCTTCGGTTAATTGAATTGAATCAGCCCCCCCTGTTGTTAATACATTAGAGCCATTTGAATTCGCCAAACGGATCGTTTTATTTTCACCGAGATACTGCCATTTTGTATTAGGGAACAAGGTATTCGGATTTTTATTNTGAGCAAACCAAGCAACAATACCGATAGGATAAATGGCATCCAAATTGACCGAGCGACTATCTACCTCTGCTTTTGTGTATGCCCCCACGTCTCCTGCAGTCAATGTGATATCTGNACTTAATGGCTTATTGTTCACTCGACGCGTATTGGGTACGCG